GGTGATCTAGAAAGTGTTGCTACTAAACACCACAAAGTGTTAGTTAAAAAAGAAGCAGCTAAGCTACAGCAATTAGAACAAAAATCTGAAGCTGAGTTAAGACAAAAAGCTCAAATCAGAAATATGTACATAGATAATGTACAAACAATTTTACAAGATAAAGTTAAAGCAAAAGAGTTTGATGGTATTCCTATCAATCCAAAATTAGCAAATGAACTACAAGACTTCTTATTAGTTGACAAATGGAAAACTCCTTCAGGAGAAACATTAACAGACTTTGATCGTGCTATTTTGGATTTAAAGAGACCAGAAAACCATGAGCAGAAAGTTAAATTAGGTCTTCTTATGAAGATTTTAGAAAAAGATCCTACATTGTCCACTATACAAAAAACAGGTGTAACTAAAAAATCTAATCAACTGTTCGGAGAAGTTGCAAGACAGGTAACTAAAGCTAAATCATCTAGTTCTACAAATTCAGGTGCTAAACCTAATTCATGGTTTTTATAACAAAAAAAAAATATTAATAATTAAAAAAAACAAATAACAATGGCAATTCAAACAATCCCTGGGTTAACAGGTTTTACTTATGCTCGTGTTGCGTCCATGGACAAACGTGCTGTAGGAAAACTAACTGACTCAAATCACTTAGAGAGTTTTCACTCCACAGAGCCTGCAGATTATGATAAAAAGATCATCTCTTTATATACTCAGAGCTCATTGTACAGTAACGACTTCTTGGACATGATTAACAAGAGCACACCGTATTACATTGATAATAACAGTGATGCTTGGAAATGGCAAGTAGCAGTACCCTACAAATTCCCAAAAATTATTGACATCCCTGCAGCTACTCAGCTTTTGATTGAGGCTGGTAAAACAGGTATCGATGGTCAAGAATTCACTTTAGTATTAGATACTAATGAGTTCTCTAAAAATGCTATCGTTTCTGTAGGTACACGTCAGTATGGTCCACGTTTCTACGTGATCAAAGATCCACAACCATGGAACATGGGATTCTTGTACACATTTACATTAGTAACTGACAATCCAACAGTTGACTTTGTAAACCCTATCTTTTTACAATATGGTGTTGAGCTAGAATTAGTTGACGCTGCTATTGGTGAGTTTGACCAAGACTTATTAGGATTACCACGTTTAGGTGAGCAAATCACTATGTTCGAATCTTTAGGTTCTGCATATGGATATGAGCACAAAATCACTGAGTGGGCTGATGACAAAATGATGCGTGATGCTTCTGGTAAGCCATTAGACATCTTAGTATATGCTCCACAACGTCGTAACCAATTACCTTTAACTCGTAATGATGTTAAATGGGAACCGTTCATCGAGTTCTGGATGCGTAAATCAATGTTAGAATTGAAAGTTAAACGTATGATTTGGGCTAAACCAGGTACAGTTAAAACTAACGGTTCTAAACAAGAATTAAAACGTACATCTGCTGGTGTTTATCACCGTATGCGTAACAATGGTAACTTAGTACAGTACAACCGTGGAGAGTTCTCAGCTAACTTGATCCGTTCTGTATTTGGTGACTTGTTCTACAGACGTGTGGATGTTAAAGACCGTCGAGTTAAAATGTATACTAACGAAGCTGGTTTCGACGTATTCCAACAAGCTTTGAAAAACGATGCATTGAATTCAGGTCTTACTTTCATGGCTGATTCTGGAAATCGTTACTTACAAGGAGAAGGACAACACATCACTTACAACTTTGCATTTGATGCAATGGTAACTCGTGAGACTGGACGTGTTGAATTGATCCACTTGAAAGAATTAGATTTACCACAAACTAACTTAGAGTTTGGACAAAACAAGAAATCAACTCCTGTATTCATGGTGTTTGATGTTTCTCCAATGTCTGATGGTTCTATGGTTAACAACATTCGTGAAGTTCGTATGAAGGGTGCTCCTTCTATGACTTGGGGTTATATTGATGGTACTCGTCACCACTTAGGTTTTGCTAAGTCTCAAGGTATGAGTTCTGCTAACAAATTCCCAGGATACGAAATCTGGATGAAAGACCGTTGCGATGTATTCATCGAAGATTTATCAAGAACTGTGTTGATCGAGGAAATCCCACAATTCTAATAATAACAGTAGTTGCAAAGCCTCTTTACAATGCTCACTGGTGCAACTCATTCTTAGACTCTCCTCTTCTTCTCCCTCACACCTTCTGAGAGGGGAGTCAAATAGAGTGTTGATATGGATTTTCCATGATCAGGTTCCTTCAGTGGAACCACTCTACTAAGTTAAAATAAACCAAATTAATTAAATAACTACATCATGGGTAAGATTGGCAAAATCGCTACGATTAAAAAAGAGTATAATAGCTCTCAATTGCAAACAATGCAAAGTAACTTGGCATCTAAAGGAATGACAAGGATTCCTGGTACAGGAGTGTTTAAATTTCCTTACAAAGAATTAGATGGTAGATACAGAACTGGATTAGATTCAGAAGCTGCTTATATCAAACGAATTCTAGATCCAACAGAAAGAGAATTGGAAATCGAAAGAGTTACAGCTCTTCGAACAAAATTAGAAAATGCATTAGGAGGAATTGATTTAGGACCTCGTTCAAAGTTTTGGAACTATGGACTTTCTACATCAACAGATGATGCAATGTATGTTCAACCTGTAAAATTAATGGATGCAGACAACTACTTTGACTTAGCTGTACCTCTTCAGGAACTTGCTTTTTCATGGCTTAGAGTACATCCAACTATTGCAAGCTCTTATCAAGCTTGGGAACGTGGAGAGTATCCTGCAGAAACTCAATTTTATGTTGTTGACGATGAGATTGAAAACGCAATTGTGTTCAAGAAAAAACAATTGATCAACAAAGCAATTATCAAGTTTGATTCTATGACTCCAGAGAAGAAACGAAAAGTTGGTAGACTTTTAGGACTTCCAGTTACAGATGACACTAAAGAAGAAGTTGTGTACAACTTAGTGGATAATGTTTTGAAACAACAAGAATTTAAAACTGGAGCATTCCAAGGATTAAATCCTGTAGAAGTTTTCACTAGATTTGCTGATATGAAAGAAAACTTACTCCATGTGAAAGATGTTGTTAAACAATCTATCCTTCACTCAATCTACAGAGTTAAACCTAGTGGAAGAGTTTACGAAGGAGAGTTTGAAGTTGCAAAAGATGAAGAAGACTTGATTAGACATCTTATTGATGACGAGAATCAAGAGGACTTGATTACACTAGAACAAAAATTAAAAACTAAAAAACTAGCTGCTATTTAGTGGCTAGTTTTTAAAAATATAAAAAATGATACCAGTAGATAGTTTATTATATAAGATTGACCAAAGATTAAATAAGCTATCAACTAACGAGCATCAACAGATTCAGTTAGAAGATAAGATCTTAGCTTTGAATGAGGCTCAGATTAAGTTGATAAAACAAAAGATTGATGGTTTTAGTTCCTTGAGTGGAATGGGTATGGATTCGTTTAAAAAACGATATGAAGATTTACAGAGCCTTGTTGTACCTTATGGTGATGGTGAGTTAATCCTTACAATAAAAAACGAACAACTAAATCAATGGTCAGCAAACATACATCTACTTGATCCTAAGTATATGTTCTATGTAGATAGTTATGTAATTGCAGATAAAGGAGAATGTAAGGATAGAAAAATTTGGATTAACAAAGATCTTACTAAACATAGTGATCTTTCATTGCTTTTAAACAATGAGCACTATAAACCAAGTTTTGAATATCAAGAAACATTTAACTTTATTTCATCTGATGAAATAAGTATATTTACTGACGGTACGTTTACACCAAAAGCAATATACATTTCATACATGAGATACCCTGTTTATATTGACAAAGCAGGATATATCAAGTTCGATGGTACTCCTTCTGTGGATGTAGATTGCGAACTTGAAACATATCTAGAAGATGAATTGTTAGACTTAACAGTTCAAAACTTAGCAATGTACACAGAGAATGCAAGTGCTGTCCAAAGTTCACAAATGAGAATACAAACAAACGAATAAATAACTAATTTTTAAATTTTTATAAAATGGCAGATTTTTCTTTAACCACCGTCTTTGTAGTTCCTGTTGGCGAATCTATTGCTAATAGCGGTTCTACACAAGATTTGGCAGCTGGTCAAGTTGGTTTCTATGGAACCATTTCAGGTACACCTTACACTGTATTGACTGCAGCTAACATCGCAAACGCTCCTTACTTCTATGTAGCACAAGGTCGTGACAACACGTACTTACAAGGAAGTAAACGTTCTGACAAAATCAAAGGTTGTGCAACTGCGAATTGTTCATCTAATGTAACTGAAGCATACAAAGTTACAGGATGTCCTACTCCTGTTAACCAAGTTACTGATGTAACTGATTTCGTTGTACGTTGTGGTGACATCATCACCTTAACATTACGTGCTCACTCTTCTTACATTGATACATTGTATTTCAATGGATTAACTCGCTCTGTTACTGTACAAGCTCCTTGTTGTGACTGTGGCGGTGATCCTTGTGACACTGTTGATGTTGATGCGTTGATTAACCAAATCATCACTAAATTAGAAGCTCAAGCTCCTGGTATCAACCCTGACAACATTTCGTTGAACCAATTCTTCCAATTCCAAAACATTGGTGGAACAATTCTTCGTATTTCTGGTAAACCTTTAACTAAATATGGACAACCATGTGACGTTATGGCTTTCCCATACGAATATGACAGAATGTGGTTCCGTACATTTGTTTATTCAGGTCCTGCTACTACAGCTGACTTCATCGTTGCTGACAACTGTAACATTGTTGCTAATGCTGTTGTAACTCAACGTTCTAGCTACGCTAGAGGTACTTATGAAGAAATTTATCAACTTGAGAAAAACTTCTACAGCTACCAAGCAGGTTACTTGAAGCATTTATATAGAATGGCAGGTTACAATGGTAACTTTGAATCTTGGGCTGCTGATGGAACTACTTATGACACTTTCTACATCAAGTTTAACGAGTATGATAGAAGTGCTTATCAGTGGGGTGATTATATCCAAGAAGATTCAATGGTTATTATTGCTGCAGAAACTGGATCAACAGAAGCAGATGATATTACTGACATCTTAACTGCTGCATTAGGTTCTCAGTTTGTTAATGACGCTGCTGATTGTATTACTACAACTTCTACAACCACTTCAGCTCCTTCAACAACCACAACTACTTCTACATTGATTCCTTAATCAATAGAGGTATAGTATTAATAGAAAAAAGGGGAAGGGAAGTTTAACTTTCTCTTCTCCTTTTTTATTAAACTCATAATCATGCCAACACTAAAATTAGATATATTAGTTGTACCAACGTATAATACATTAACGTTAGGTATTGTGGATGCTTCTACGTATCCAAACACTCCTCCAATTGTAACTAATCCTACAATAGAAATCACTGTTCCAGGATTTGATGTTGCAGTTTTACCATTTAGTGTTAATAATTTTAATATCTTTACATCATCGAATTTAGGAATCAGTCCCTCAGGAGAAAGCCAACCTTTGCCAGATGGAGTGTACCATTTAAAATATTCAGTTAGTCCTGCGTATGATAACTTTGTTGAGAAGACAATAATCAGAGTGGACAAACTACAAGAGAAGTTTGACGAAGCATTTATGAAGCTCGATATGATGGAATGTGATAGAGCTATCAAGAAACAAGCAAAAGTTGATTTAGATAGCATCTATTATTTTATTCAAGGAGCAATTGCTGCTGCAAACAATTGTGCAATAGTTGAAGCCAACAAGTTATACAACCAAGCACAAAAAATGTTAAACACATTCATGAAAAATGATTGTGGATGTTCTGGAACTAACTATTTACCAAACTTTGTATAAATATGGCAGTTTGTAGAAATTGTGGAAAACAAGTAGGGTGTGGATGCCAATTAAATAAAGGGCTCTGTGGAGCTTGTTATTCCAAAGTGAATAAATTCATAAACTTTTGTAAAAATGCTTTCTCCTAGATTAACCAATTGTCCTCAATGTGCTGACATTCCCTCATTGATAGCAGAAATCGATTGTAAGATTTCTGAAATGTCAGTTAGTTTATATAACAACACAATATTCATGTTGAATAAACAATTCAATGGGGAAGTGATGTCAAGTCTATTGCATTACAAAAGAATATTGATGTTTAAATATTGTAACCCAAACTATGCTGGTAACTACACTGTTAATCAGATTGCTAGCAAAATAAAACTATTAAAATTCAAATAAGATGGCTTGTAATAATTGCTATAACGGATGTACAGAAACTGTTTCTGACAAATGTGTGAAATACACAGGAATAGATGTTCCTGAACTTGGAATAGAAAATGGGGATTCGCTTGCTTCTGTGGAACAAGCTATTTTTGATTTTTTAGTTCCAGTATTAGATGGATCTGGTGTAAAACCAATTATTGATGATGATTACATTTGTCAAATAATTCAAAGTTATTTGCCAACATGTACACAATGTGATGGTTTTACATTAAATGAAATTCTTACAGCAATCATTAGAACTGCATGTACATTAAAACAAAATGTGGATTCTATATTTGCCACTTTAGCAACTTTAAATGCTGATTATACTATTGGATGTTTGACAGGGGTGACAGCTTCTTCAGACACACACGATGTTTTACAGGCAACTATTAATAAGGTTTGTTCTGTTGCACAGGATCTTGTAGATTTAGAAGACTATGTAGATGCAACATTT